AAGTACGCACTCGATCACAAGTCCAGAAGATCAGAATTTCCTTGCAAACCGAGCGGCATCCACAAAAGAAGGTTGGATATCAGGCCCATCCTCTCCGCCACTTGCCCTCGCGAAAGCGTTCTCCCGATCCGGCTGCAGCCGGATTTTTCCGTTGTTTTCGGGGGTTATGCGGGTTGGGCTGTTAACCGGCCTACGCCCCGAAGGGCGGACACGCGTTCTCTCCGGGCCGATATTCTCCGGACCTGTTAACCGCCGCGCTTTCGGTGAACAGCTTTAAGTCATTGCTTACAAGTGATCTTTCGAAGTCCGTGATGCACGCGATTTGGAAAATCCATCTGGATGGCGGATGGAACAGAGATCGAACGCCGCCCGTTGCGCGCTGGTTCGGCTGCGGCTGGGACCAATCTCACCCCAGCCGCTGTTCGTGCTTTGTGCTGAGTCAACCGCGTGTTACCGTTGTGAAAAAGTGTGAGGCGAGCAGGTGGCCCAGAAGTCAGACATCGAATGGACGGACGCGACGTGGAACCCGGTGACGGGCTGCACCAAGGTCGGTCCCGGTTGTGACAACTGCTACGCCGAGCGGTTCGCAGAGCGCTGGCGTGGAATCCCTGGACACCCCTACGAGCAGGGCTTTGATCTGACACTCTGGCCGTCGAGGCTGAGGCAGCCCGTGCTCTGGAAAAAGCCGCGGATGATCTTCGTGAACTCGATGAGCGACCTCTTCCACAAGGACATCGACCGTACATTCATCGACGCGGTGTTCGACGCCATGGAGCTGGCGGACTGGCACGTCTACCAGGTGCTGACCAAGCGCAGTTCGCTCATGCGCAACTACGTTCGGAAGCGGTATGATGGAGGGCCGGTCCCTCGGCACATCTGGCTCGGCGTTTCTGTCGAGGACGCCGCGCACGCGAGCCGGATCGAGCACCTGAAGCAGATCAATTCCGACGCGCGCTTCATCTCGTTCGAGCCGCTGCTCGGACCGGTCGGGGATGTCGATCTGCAGGGAGTCGCTTGGGCCATCGTCGGGGGGGAGAGCGGGCCCCGGGCTCGGCCCATGGACGAAAGCTGGGCCCGCCAGATCCGGGACATCTGCGAACGTGACGACGTCGCTTTCTTCTTCAAACAATGGGGTGGCGCCCGTCCGAAGTCGGGGGGGCGTCTGCTCGATGGTGAGGAATGGAACGGCTTTCCGTGGCAAATCGTCCCGAAGCCGATCCTCGATCAGATTTCAGCGTGAACCATTTCGCACGGAGTACCGCCATCATTGAAGAAATCGCATATTGAAAATACGGTTGGCCCATGGGCTCGGCAAAAGCTCGATGGCCTCGAGGCATATCTTCACGCTTACACCATTGCGCTGAAGAAACAGTCCTTCGAACTGGTCTACGTCGACGCATTCGCCGGCGCGGGACGGTCAAGAATCCGTGACGCCTGGGCCGGTGCTGATGACGAAGACCTTCAGCTTCTTGATGACGAGTTCGTTCGGTCCGAGGAGCAGTTCATCGAAGGCTCCCCGCACCGAGCCCTCGCTCTCGAACACCCTTTCACCCAATATCATTTCTTTGACGCAGATGCAGGGCGCGCGGCCCTTCTCGAGGGCTTGAGGGCCGAGTACCCGGCTCGAAAGATCAGCGTTCAGGTTGGCGACGCGAACGAATTGATCCAGAAGCTGGTCCCGCGGATTGCGGGGCGGAACATGAGGGGTGTTGCTTTCCTCGATCCTTATGGCCCCCACCTGGACTGGCGAACCGTCGCAGCTCTGGGATCAACCAAGAAGTTTGAGGTGATCATAAATTTCCCGCTTGGAATGGCCATCAACAGATTGATCACGCGCTCGGGTGACATTCCCGAAACTTGGCGCGCTGGGCTGAACGGCTGCTTCGGCGGTGCGGACTGGGAGAGCCTCGTCTACGCAGAGCGCACCGACCTCTTCGGGGATACGACCCGCCACAAGGTTGACGATGCAGCCAAGCGGCTTCTTGACCACTACGTCGGCCGCCTGAAGACCTTGTTCGGCCACGCCGCCACACCGAGTGTCGTCAGGAACACGCGAGGTGTCCCGATCTACTACATGCTGTGGGCGGGGCCCCATCCCCTCGGGCACAAGATCGCCGACTACATCTTGGCGAAGGGTGATCGGATCATGCCACCAAAGACTCGGTCCGTTCGACGATGACCAGCTGGCGGCCCCGATTGCTAGCCGAGCCGGAACGCAGGCCTTGAAAGCATCCGAACGGCGAGACCGATCGAAAAGATCGCGTCGTGGCGCAGCAGGTCGTCCGCCGATCTGCTCTCATCGATGCTGCGACGATCAAGATTGCTGCCATCATCTACATGCCGGAAATGCGACAGCGGGTTTCGCAGCGCCATCATGCGTCGGAGGTCGGTGACGTCTTCATCACAGATTACCTCGCGCTCTCGGCAGCGGCGGAGGGTGTCGGCGAACTGGATGCGATCCGGAATGTCATCAACCAGAAGCCCGGCGTGAAGATATGCCGCCAGCAGATGCTCCACGAGCCCCTGACACAGCAGGATCGTCGCCGCATAGTTGCCGTGCACGAACGACGAACGCGCTTCGACCCAAGCGTGATGGGCCGCATGGCCGCCGAAAATCATCGTCCCCGATCGACCCATCTGGCCGCCCAGATCTGTCAGCATCCGGAAACGGCCGACCTTCCCTGGCAGGTCGTCATGAAGGTCGGCCAGCAGATGACGGACGAAGTCCAGATCCGAAAGGTCCGATAGCAGATCGGGCTGATCGTCCCGGCTCACAGTCACGCGGCCTTCGCCCCACCGTCGAAGATCTCGTGCAGCATGGCCGGAATCAGGGCCTCCACATCCTGCGCGGTGTTGGCGCGGATGGTGCGGGCTTCGTGCGCCTTCGCCTGAAGGCGGTCGAACCAGTGCTGCCGACCGATTGGTGGGACCGGCACTCGCAAGCTTTCGAGCTTCTTCAATCCCAGCGTCCGGTTCCGTCCCGCTCCGCCAGGAGATGCTTCACCCAGCTTCTGCAATCCCTCGGACGTCGAGAAATAGAAGCGCAGGAACTCGACGGTCGCGGTGTCCGGCGCGGGAACGCAGGTCAGGAACCTATGAGAGCCGACGCGGCCATCGTCTTCTGGCTGAGCGACGGCGACAGCGCCTTCCCAGGCAAAGACGATGTTGAACACGAGGTCGCCCGAGCAGATGCGGAACAGCTTCTTGTTGCCGACCTCAACGCCGGGCAGTTCGGGTTTGTGGAACGTGCCCCGACCGAATGAACGGACGCCGAGCTCCGGATAGGCAGCGTCGGAATCGATCTCGACCGGCCTGCGCACCAGCGGCGCGACCTCGGCCATGGGGCGCAGGGGGGCGCCGTCGATGGCGCGCTGGAAGGCTTTCAGCAGCAGCGCCTGCGTTTCTCGCTCGGCCGCCTCGATGGCGTTGCGGCGTTCGTCCACCAGTGCCGCGACCCTGTCGAGCTTTTCGACGACGCGGCGCTGCTCGTCGAGGGACGGAAGGGGTACTTGATACCCAAGGACATTGGCAGGCCGTACAGATGCGTAGTTGGTCGATCCGCGAGCCGCGATCTGCTCCAAAAAGGCCGGGGTCCGCGAATACCATTCGAGAAAGCTGCGCATAAGCCGACGCTCATCAACCTCGAAGAGAAAATAGTGGCTGCTGACAATCGCACCGTCTAAATCAGGTGGCACGATGCCGTATCCACCCATTTTTGCGTCAATCTCGGCAACCAGAAACTCCCCTGTGCGGCACACTTGCTGCTTCTTGGTCTTGATTTCAGAACCCGCAACACGGTCTCGAAGAACAATTCCACGAGCGGATGTTTGAACCCGACACCGAGCGTAGGTGACGTCGGGGCTGATCTCGATGAACTCCTTTCGGTGCGAAATCAATTTACCGAGTTCGACAAAAGGCCACGCCATCATACCCGCTCCGCCAGCACGGCCTTGATCTCGTCCATGATGCCTAGAATCCGCTGCTCCTGTGTGATGATCGCGTCCACGATCTCGGCCGGCGCTCGGTGATCGGCGACCTCGCCGGAATGGGGGTTCTTGATGTCCAGGTTGCAGGCGACGACACGATCCTGCTCGTCGCGCTGGATCAGCTCAGCGGCCGATACCTTCCAGGCGCACTCGTTCGGCTCTCGGTTCTTCCACCAGGCAAGGCAGTCCGCAAATTCGTCATAGGCCATTGGTGCGGTCTTCGAGTACTTCTTGCGGCCCTCCGGCAGCGGCATTTCGTAATACCAGATGTCCTTCGTCGGTCCGGTCGTGTCGAAAAAGATCAGGTTTGCCGGGATGTCCGTGTAGGGCGCGAAAACCCCTTCACGCAGCCGGACCACCGTGTGCAGGTTGAACTTCTCGAGCAGGTCCGCCTTGATCCGCGCCGAGATGCCATCGCCGAACAGCGTGCCGTGCGGGACTACGACGGCGGCCCGCCCGCGCCCGGCGCGCTTCAGCCTCCGCATGATCAGTTGCAGGAACAGCAGCGCCGTTTCGGCCGTGCGCCGGTCCTCGGGGAAGTTGTTGAGGATGCCTGCCTCCTCCTCGCCGCCGAATGGTGGATTGGTCAGGATGACATTGACCCGCTGATCCTCCCCGATCTCGGCCAGGCGGAAGCGAAGGGCATTGCCCGGGTCGATGCGCGGGGCATGCAGGCCGTGCAGCAGGAGGTTGAGCTGGGACAGCAGGAACGGCAGCGACTTGGCCTCGCCGCCGAAGAAGCTGTCTTCCTGGAGGATGCGTCGCTTCTCGACCGTATTGGCCTGGCGCTCAAGATGCAGGAAGGCCTCGGTCAGAAATCCCCCGGTGCCGCATGCCGGGTCGAGGATGGTCTCGCCCAGCTTGGGATCGGTCACCTCGACCATGAACCGCACGACCGGCCGGGGCGTGTAGAACTCGCCCGAGTCCCCTGCAGCGTCGCGCATCTCGCGCAGCAGCGTCTCGTACAGGCGACCGAGTGTGTGAACTTCTTCCGAAGAATCGAAATGGATGCCGTCGATAAGGTTGACTACGTCGCGCAGCAGGTAGCCGCTCTCCATTCGGTTGGCGAAGCCTTGGAAGACGGTTGCGATCACGTCGCGCCGCTCGCGCCGCCCATTGTCGCCGCGCAAGCCTCGGAGATAGGTGAAGAGCCCCGGGCCGCGTGTGCCGTCCGGGCGCTCGGTCATTTCGGAAACGAGGAACGACAGGAGGTCGGGACCGGTGATGCCATCGGCATCCGCCGCCCAATCGCGCCAGCGATAAGGGGCCTCGATGATCGAGCGATAATCCTTGCCCGCAAGTTCTGCGCGTCCCTCTTCGATCCGCTCCATGTCGTCGAGGAACTTCAAGAACATTATCCAGGTGAGCATCGGCAACCGATCAAGGTCGCCGTTCAGCCCCTTGTCCTTCCGCATGATCTTGCGGGCAGACTTGATGATGCTGTCGAGACGCTGGGCAGTGGTCAGTTGCTTCGGCGCAGCCTTCTTTCGGGCGGTTGTAGCCAAGATAGAGCTCCTTCAATTCAAGCGGTGTAGAGCAGACGCTGCAGCTCGGTGACGGCGCTGCGCAGCTCCTTGCCCCCGCCGAAGCGGGCGGCGATTTCTATGACGTTGCCCCACTCGTTGAACGGGGGCACTTCCAGGATGTCGGGCAGCTTGAACTGGGCACTGCCATGTTCGGCATACTTTTCAAGCACGGCATCCAGAACTTCTCGGGCGTCCGGCCCAAAGCGGTCCAGAAACTCGTCCTGCTCCCTCACCAGACGGTCAGCGCGCTCGCGCCGGGTGCGCAGCGGCGCATTATAGGCGAGATGGCATAGGAGATCGAACGGGTCGGCCTCCGGCTTTCCGACTGCATCAGCCAAGGAATCGAGGTCGATGCCCTTTTCCTCAAGCCGCTCGACGATTTCCGCCCGGCGTTCGGGATCGAGCCAGTCCGTGCGCAGTTCCGACGCATTGGGGTAGAGTGTGCGGACCTTGTCGCCAGTGTAATCGGTGAGCTGGCGGCAGGCGAGTTGCCGCCCGTCAGAATCGAGTTCGTACACGAGGTGCCGGACGATCGCGACCTCGCCGCCGTCGACATAGAACTTGCGGGGCCCGTTCTCGCCCTCGTCCCCCAGCTCGACCGGTCCATCCGGGATATCGGGCCCTTCAGGAAAATCGTCCGGATCCGGCGCCACTTCTTCGATCTCGCGCTCTTCCACGATGTCGCCGTCCGCATTGATCACCGCTTCGTCCTCGCGGACGGGATCGCCGTCAAAGGCGGGATCGGCGAACATGCGCGTCGCGGTTCCGGTGTAGTCGATGATGTTGAAGGCGAGCTTGCCGTAGTCGGGCCGGAGACGGGTGCCCCGTCCGATAATCTGCTTGAACTCCGGCATGGAGCCGACGACCCGCGCGAGCACCACGTTCTTGCAGGTCGGGGCGTCCACGCCGGTCGTGAGAAGCTGCGACGTGGTGAGGATGACCGGCGTCTGGGTCTCGACATCCTGGAACTTCGCCCTGTGCGCGCTTCCCACATCGCCTTCGTCGGACGTCACACGGCAAACGTAGTCGGGATGGTCCTTCACGAGATCGGTGTTCAGGGCGGCGAGCGCCTGCCGCATTTCGAGCGCGTGTTCCTGGTCGACGCAGAAAACGATGGTCTTCGCGAAGCGGTCGGTCTCGGCCATGAAGCCCGCGAGGTGTCTCGCAATGGCCTGAGTTCTAGCCCGCAGCGCCACGACCCGCTCGAAGTCCCGCGTCGAGTATTCGGCGTCGGGTATCTCGCGACCATAGCGATCAAGTTCACCCCGCGTTGGTCGCCAGCCGGCAGCGTCGTAGTCCGATATGACGCGATGGACGCGATACGGGGCCAGGAAGCCGTCAGCGATGCCCTGCGCCAGGCTGTATTCATAAAGCGGATCGCCGAAATAGTTGTAGGTGTCGACGTTATCCTCTCGCCGCGGCGTCGCTGTCATCCCGATCTGGGTCGCAGGTTCGAACCACTCGAGGATCTCTCGCCAGTTGCTGTCGTCGCGCGCACTGCCACGATGGCATTCGTCAATGATGATGAGATCGAAGAAGTCGCGCGCGTACTCTCGGTAGAGGCCGGGACGGTTCTCGTCACGCGCGATGGACTGGTAGATCGCGAAATACATGTCGCGGCTCTTGACCGCCACGCCGCCAGCTATCTTGTGACGGGCGTCGCCAAACGGGCTGAAGTCTTTTGCCATCGGATCGTCGACCAGGACGTTGCGATCAGCGAGAAACAGGATCTTCGGGTTTCGGTTGACCCCTTTTGAATTCCAGCGTGCTGTCCATAGCTTCCAGCAGATCTGGAAGGCGACGGCAGTCTTGCCCGCTCCGGTGCACAGTGTGAGGAGGGCCCGCTTCCTGCCCTGAAGGGCCGCTTGGACCGCGCGGTTCACCGCGATTTCCTGATAGTAGCGAAGGGGTTTGGCTCGGTCTGGAAAGGTGGGCGTCAGCAGCCGTTCGGCCACTTGGTCGTCGACAATGCCCTCGGCGCGGCGGAGCCGAGCCCAAAGGTCATCAGGCGCCGGGAAATCCGAAATCGTTCGCTCGATGCCGGTCGTGTAGTCGAACTCGACAATCTCGATCCCGTTGGTCGAATACGCGAACCGAAGTCCAAGGATTTCTGCATATTCCTTGGCTTGTTGGAGGCCCTCCGCGGCGTGCCGGTAGCGGGATTTGGCCTCAACGACGGCGATAGGGAAATCCGGATTATATCGGAGAAGATAGTCTGAGCGCTTCTGCTTGCCACGGCGAGCTTTGCCGCCGACAAATACAACTCGGCCGTCAGTAAAAGTTCTCTGCTCGTTTATCGCGTGCGGACGATCATCCCAGCCTGCTTCCTGCAGCTTCGGGACGACGAACTTTCTGCAGGTATCGGCTTCGTTCATGCGCAATCTACTTCGCCCGGTTTCGACATGCCATCGCGCAGCAAACGGCTTGTCAAAGAACTCGGCTCAGATCAACGCGCAATTCTTTGGTTTGGCAGCTCTTTCGCCTGACAACGGCTCGGAGAAGCTACAGCGTGGCCGACTGATGCCGCAAGCCTTATTCCGTCCCTGGCAGCAAGGACTCGCGCTGCTTCGACCATTCATCGGGGATCTGCACTCGCAGCGACTGAAGCGTCAGGCCCGGGGGATGCCGTGCGTCGAGTATCGCCTCGACGAGATCGGGCGCAAGCTGCGTCAGCCGAAGCACACGCGTTAGGTAGGAGACAGCGATGCCCTCCTGTGCGGCGAGGTCGGCTACCGTGGCAAAGTCACCGTTGTCGAGCATCCTCTTCCAGCGGAACGCGCGCGCAAGCGCCTTGATGAGCGTATCGTCCGGCCTCCCGCGCGCTTGGGTACCTGATGGCCGCTGCATCTCTTTCCGCCCGCCGCGCTTCACGATGCGGAATGGCACGTGGATTGTAACCGTCTCGGGGACCGCCGTCGCGCGGGTCATGCCGCTGCTCCGATGCTGCCAGACAGCATCTCGCGCGCGAGCCCTCCGAGGCCGTCCATCCGGAGCCGGAAGTTGAGCCCGTTCGTGCCGATATCGACGCGCTCGACCAGCAGCGTGACTATGCGCGCCTGCTCGGCGGGGAAGAGTTCGTCCCACAGCGGGTCGAGCTGCTGCAAGGCCGCGCGTGCGTCGGCCTCGGAGATTTCTTCGGCGTAGGCACGCGCCGCCTTCCACGTCCCCGCCACGATCTCTGGCTGGCGGAACACGGCGCGGAGCTGGTCGATGACAGCGCCCTCGATCTCGCCCGCAGGCACGCGGCCGACCGGACACGAACCAGCACCATGCTTCAGCACGGTCTGACTGACATAGTAGCGGTAGAGACGATCCCCCTTCCGAGTATGCGTCGGTGAGAACGCGGCGCCATCGGGCCCGAACAGCAGCCCCTTCAGCAGCGCGGGCGTGTCGGCGCGGGTGCGGGCCGCGCGCTTGCGCGGGCTCTCCTGTAGGATGGCGTGGACGCGGTCCCAAATCTCGGGATCGATGATGGCGTCGTGCTCGCCGGGATAGTTGTCGCCCTTGTGGACCGCCTCGCCGATGTAGGCGCGGTTGCTGAGCATGCGGTAGATGTACTTCTTGTCGATCCGGTTGCCGCGCGGCGTCCGGAGGCCGCGCGTGCCGACTTCCCGCGCCAGTTCCGTGCAGGACCCGATCTCGAGAAAGCGGGCGAAGATCCAGCGCACATGCGCAGCGTGCTCTTCGTCGACCACCAGCTTCCGGTTCTCGACACGGTAGCCGAAAGGCGGCACCCCGCCCATCCACATGCCCTTCTTCCGGCTGGCGGCGACCTTGTCGCGGATCCGCTCGGCCGTGACCTCGCGCTCGAACTGGGCGAAGCTGAGCAGGATGTTCAGGGTCAACCGCCCCATCGACGTGGTCGTGTTGAAGGACTGCGTGACCGAGACGAACGTCACGCCATTGCGGTCGAACACCTCGACCAGCTTGGCGAAGTCGGCCAGGGAGCGGCTGAGGCGGTCGATCTTGTAGACCACCACCACGTCGACCAGCCCGTCCTCGATGTCCTCCAGCAGCCGCTGCAGGCCGGGGCGATCCAGCGTGCCGCCGGAGATGCCGCCGTCGTCATACTGATCGCGGACGAGTACCCAGCCCTCAGACCGCTGGCTGGCGATGTAAGCCTCGCAGGCCTCGCGTTGGGCGTGGAGCGAGTTGAACTCCTGCTCCAGTCCTTCCTCGGAGGATTTCCGGGTGTAGACGGCACACCGCAGCTTGCGGACGACCTTCGATTTATCCGGCGGCTTCGTCACTTCCGCCCCCTGTGGTTCTTGAGCCCGAAGAACACCCAGCCGTTCCAGCGCGTGCCGGTGATCGCGCGGGCGATCGCGGACAGCGACTTGTACGGCCGCCCCTGCCATTCGAAGCCGTCGGCAGTAACGGTGACTATCTGCTCGACGCCCTGCCATTCGCGCAGAAGGCGCGTGCCTGTGATCGGGCGGTCGCGATCGGCGCGGATGCTCCGCTTCGCCCGGTCGCCGCCGTCCAGTTCCTCGCCCAGCCGTTCCAGCCGCCGGATCGTCTCCGGCTTCAGCCCGCCATAGGCGAGTTCCTGGATGCGATAGGCGATGCGGCTTTCGAGATAGCGGCGGTTGAACGGCGGCGGCTCGCTGTCGAACAGGTCGCGCCACTGTTTCTTCAGGTCGGGCGTCGACGTGGTCTTGAGCGCGGCAAGGCGCGCGGGGATGGGATCGGGCTTGTTCATGCGTTTCTCCGTTGAGTTGGAGTTGCATGACGGCATTGGTCGGGCGGATAGTGTAGGCAACTTTCTCCAGTATCGTCAGATACTTCGCCGGTCTCCCGCATCCGCAACCGAAGCAGCCCGAGCGCCAGCAGGCCGCACAGCTCGGCGCGGCGCTCTGCGGGCGTCATCTGGTCGGGCGGGAGCGGATTGGGTCGTTTCATGCGGGCCTCGGAGCAGTCGTCTCCTCTGGCCTCTACTCGTCGATGTCGGAAAGCGTCCCAGCCGATCCCGCGCAGGTTGATGAATCACACGAAAGAACGTATCAAGAACACTGGTTTTGCAGGAAAGGGGATTCGTCGTGGCCGGCAATTTGAAGAAGTTCGTGAACCCCCGGTTCATCAAGACCATCGATCTTGCCCTTATGAAGCCGCTGCTGGCGCGGCACGAGGGCAAGTACAAGGGCTTCTCCGTCGACCTGCTGGACCAGGAGGAGGATGCCGCCCGCGAGGCGCTGGAGAAACTGCTGACCGGCGCCGAGGACAGCTATCCGGAGGGGCTGCGCGGCGATCTGCACCGCATCGCGGAACTTGGCGATGCCCGCGGCCTCGAAATCATTCAGGCGCAGGCCGCCCGTCAGGGCGTCGATCTGTTCCCCGACATGAAGACCGGCGACGAGGACGCGCCGAACAAGGCGCATGATCCCAAGCACATCGCCGTCCGGGTCTTTCTGGAGCATCCTGACCTCTTCGACGCGGCCGCCGACCATATGGCGATGCTCACTGCCGACCGCCTGCATGAATATGCTGGACGGGAACGGGGCGTCGCGATCGACCTGACTGAGGATAAGGTCGAGGCGTTCCGGACGGCCGTCGCCGCGCTCTTCCGTGACGCGTTTCTCGGGGACTACTGCCGGGTGGGCGACTACGACGACGATGACGAGATCAACCTCGTGGTCAGCCACGGCTCCATGGTCTCGACCATGCCGGTCGTCGAGGGCCAGGTCGAACGGGTCATCAGCGTACGCCAGATTTCTCACGCCGTGTTGCGATACTCCGAGAACACCGGCATGTTGCGGCTGGCCCGCATCCGGAAGGCGCATCAGCCCGAGATCGCGGAACTCTTCGCCTCGATCATCCTAGACAGGCCCGGCTTCTTCGACGGCGACGATGCGCAGGACCTCTATACCCTGTGCCCGGTCGAACTGGCCGGACCGGGCTTCGCCTTCGATGCCGCCTACGATCCGCTGATCGACAAGGTGCTGATCATCGAGGCGGCGGCCGACCTGATGGCACCCGGCAAGAAGGGGTATCCCCGCGTGGTGCGCACCCTGCGGTCGCGGGATCTCAGCGGTGACGCGCTCCAGCATTTCGGCGGCACGCCGGTCTCTTTCGGCGGCGCCTGGAGGCTGGGCGAGCTCGTGTTCCGGATCCTGTTCAAGGGCGACGGCAAGCGCCAGCCGCAGGTCACGGTCAAGCTGCGGCCCCCGGGCGTCGTGCAGTTCCGCCGCACCCAGCACGAGGCGCGGGTGATGAAGCTGATCGAACGGAACGGGCTGATGAATGACCGAGACGATTTTGAGGTTGTTGACGCGGCTGAGTGAGGCTGGCAACGACGCGATCCTGTCCGGCGAGCTTGCCGCGCCGTTTTTCGGTCCGGTTTTCGACCGGCTGCTGGCGAAACGTGTCCTCGTCGAACAGGCGCCGCTCTCCGATTGGGACGTCTGCGACGGCTGCGAATGCGGGCTCCCCTGTCGGCCGATCCGGAAAATCGGCGATGCGTTTCGGGCTGAGTGCCCGTTCGATCATCGACAGGACATCGAACTCACCGAAGATGATGTGCGCGTGTTCCGCATCGGCGCTGATGGGCTGGCATCCGTGATCGGCGCCGCAGCAGGGTTCGCTGCAGCCCCGAAACGCGCCGCGGAGAAGGTCTGGCGGCTCGGCGATACGCCATCGGGGCGCGCAGTGTTTCTTGCGCTGGAGCCCGCAGCCCTGACCGGCGACGGCATCATAGCATCGTTGCGCCAAGCGGCGCAGGGCCCGGACGTCACGATCCTCGCGCCGCAGTTGCCAGCGGAGATTGCCCGGCGACACCAGGATGCGGGCTTTCATCTCGTCGAAATCCTCGAGGTGCTGACGCCCGCCACAAATGGCCTCGGCGGCACAATCGACATCGCGGCTCTGGGGCCGATCCCGCTGGCGCCCGTGCTTCGTGTTCGGAGGGCGGCGGCCGAGGTTCATTGGGACGGTCGTTCCGTCATCCTGTCGCGTCAGATTTTCCCCGTGTTCGAACGCCTGCTCGAGAAGGCGCTGTCGCGCGATCAGGTCGCCTCCGGATCCCATGTCGAAGGCACGACGGCGCGCGAGGCCAAGGATCTGATCCGTGAGCTGCGCGACGCGTTCAAGGCTGCCGGGTTCACCGATGCCGAGAGCAAGACCCTGATCATGACCGTGCGCAACCGGGGCTACCGGCTCAGCGTCCATGCATCAGACATCGTGGTCGACGGTTGAAAAGGTAACCAGCAGCGTCTCGCGCGCTTCCTTCCTTGAGTCCGCTTTCGTCAGCTGGAGCCGGGTCGGTCCAGCTCGCATTTAGCCGATCATTGCCATTCGCTTCCGCAATGCCGCCGCCAGCTCCGCTGCCCCGTCGATCTCGGCGATGACCGGCTCGAGGTCCAGACCGTGATACTGGCCGTATTCCTCACGCACGGCATCAGCCACCGAGAGTTTCCACGAGGTAGGATCGATCATGATGGCGCCAGCGTCGAAGAGCCTGTGCAAGTCGGCGCGAAGAGGAATGCCATTCCATCCTTCATCGCCGCCGCCGCTGGACACAGGCAGAACGTGTGCGGCTTCCAACGCCATCAGCGTCTCGCATCCTGTCACAACACAGCGCGCGCCGAACATCTCAAAGACGGCGCGGCGAAACCGGGCTTGGCCCGGGCGCTCCCAAACTTCGGCGAGGCGGCGCTGTCGCTCAGTCGCGTTTTCCGCCTCGTCCTCAGGGCTGTCGATCAACTGGAACCCCAACTTCTCGAAGTATTTCCTGAAAACATTCGTGATGGGATTAGCGGTCATAGGGTTGCCGGCAATCTCGTTTGCCAGACGTCCTAGCGGTTTTACCGGGTAGGCCGTGCCTTCGTGCATCAGAAAACCCGTGCTCGACCGGCGCTTCTGTCCGTTTGGCTTGGGATAGCTTTCATATAGCCATTCCTGCCCGTTGGTTTTTGCCAAGCGGATCGCTTCCATGGCGTGCTTCCGGTCAAAAATTAGGTCTGCCATCGTCGAGCACGCCTCCGTCGCTATAAATGTTCATGGAACTTATCCCGGCACTCTCAAGTCGCGCAATCATCAGCTTCACGCGGTCGAAGTACAGTATTCACCGCGGTGATCCGCCATCGACAGCAGATATAATGAGCGCGTTATCCATGCGTGGTTTGGCGATTTATGGTTTTAGTGGCCGCTAAGCGGTCCGCGTCGGCCCTTCTATTCTAACCCGGCGACCGGAAATGGCGCGACCCACCAAACCCCCACCTTATTCCCACCCCGTTCCCACCTGCGCGCCGACCGCATCCGGCACCTTGGGCTCATCAGAAACGATGACCGAGGCGCACACCGATGCAGATCGAACTCTCCCCCGACGACATTGAAACCATCATCCGCGAAGCCGATGCCGCTGCACGCCGTCTGCGCCGCAAGCTGGTCTTGCCTGCCGCCGATCATGACGATCTCCGCCAGGACCTTCTGGTTGATCTGATCTGCCGCCTGCCTGGCTTCGACGCGCGGCGTGGCAGCATCGGCGCCTTCGCCAACATCGTGCTGCGCAACCAGTCCTCGCGGATCGCGATGCGTCACCACAGCCAGCGCCGTGCGCAGGGCGGGTCGCTGCTCTCGCTCGATGTGCCCTTGGCCGGAGCCCGCGAGCCGGTCGGCGACACGCTGACCGAGGACGACGGGCTTGCTGCCTGGCACGGCCAGACCTGCTGCGCCACGGCCGTCACCGAACTTCACCACGCCCTGCAGGCAGCGCTCGCGCGGCTCCCGGCCGAGGATCGCCGGTTCTGCGCGGCGTTGGCGCATCGCCCCGTGACCGCCCTCGCGGCCGAGGGTTTCGGCAGCCGGTCCGCGCTCTACCGCCGCCTCGCCGATCTCCGTCACGTCCTCACCGCCCGTGGTCTCGGTCCCGCCTGGGACGATCTCGCGGCGGCCTGAGTAGAGGCGAAAGGAGGAGATCATCTTCATGGGCACCACCCCCTTCATCACGGTCCGCGCCCGCCGACCGCTCACCGAGATCGAGTTCTGCGCCTGGGTGGCGCAGGCCGTGCCGGGCGACCGGCTCGAATACCATCGCGGCTTTCTGGCTCTCGACATCTTCCCGATGTTCGCCCGGTTGCCGGATCAGCAGCGCGCGGGACTGGCACGGCTCGGGTCGCGCGCCTTCTGGGCCGCCGAACAGGGTCTCGTGCACCTGGTGCAGGAGCGCACGGGCCCCGACCAGTTCGCCTACATCGCCGTCGCCCGCCCCAAACCGAAGGCCGCAGCCGTGCCGCTGTCCGCGCTCCTGCTCGCCGAGCAGGGGCAGCCCGACCACGCCACCGGTTCGAGTGGTCGGGCTGTCGCGTGATGACCGCCTTCCAATTCCTCTTTGCCGATCATGGAGACCCTTACATGCCGTTCCCCGCGAACACCCCCACCGTCGACGACTTGCCGGGCCTCGGTTTGCAGGACATCGCCCAGATGCCCGTCGAGTTGCTGGCCATCCTGCAGCGCGACGTCGATGAGCGCATCAAGCGGGACAAGGCCGCGAAAGCCCGCCTCGATGGCGCGCTGGCGGTCCGCTACGCCACCCGCGCCGCCGAGGAGCGGCAGACGGCGGGCAAGGACACCGGCACGATCCGGTTCGACGACGGGGATTTCACCGTGGTCGCCGACCTGCCGAAACGGGTCGATTGGGACCAGGATCGCCTCGCCGCCATGGTCGAGCGCATCCGCGCCGCCGGGGACGATCCCGCGCAGTATGTCGACATCGCCTTCAAGGTGCCCGAGCGCAAATACGCCGCCTGGCCCGATGCCATCCGCGCCGGTTTCGAGCCCGCGCGCACCGTCCGGCCCGGGACGTTGAAGATCGAGATCGTCCCGCAAGGGGGCGATCAATGAGCCAGCTCGCCCCTCTTTCGGCCCCATCGCAGGACCTGCCCAGCCTGATCGACCGCGCGGCCAGCATGCTGTCTGGCGCCAAGACCGCCGCCGAAGTGCTCGAGGCGCGCGAGGTTGCCGGGCTGGCCTACGACGTGGCGAAACGCGCGGCGCGGCTGCAGCGCGCCAAGAGCGCCCATGACGATCTCGTCGCGGCGGCACATCGCGCTCAGGCCCATGCGCTCGAGATCGAGGCCCGTGCCAAGCGTCGGCTGGCCGATGAATACGATGCGGCGCAGGCGCGGGGCGAGGTTGCCGGAAACGGACAACGTGGCCCGGAAAAAGCTGTTGCAGACGCCAACAGCTTTTCACCCGCGACCGCCGCCGACCTCGGCCTTCGCCACGATCAGATCCACGAGGCCCGTCAGATCAGAGACGCCGAAGCCGCTGACCCCGGCGTCGTTCGTCGCGCCCTCGACGATCGTCTGGAGCGCGGCGAGGAACCGACCCGTGCGGCGCTGCGCAAGATGGTGGTGGACGCCGCCATGCGCGGGTTGCGCCCACAGCGGTCCGCCAGCCGACGCAATCCTCTCTACGTTCCGCCCACACCCGAGCAGGCGGCCTGGCGGCATGTGACAGGGGTCTTCCGCGCCTTTGCCGAATGGGCCTCGGACGAAAACCTCGCCCTTGCCCGCAAGGGCATGCGTGAGGCCAGGGACACCCCGTTTCACGACCTCGATGCCACGGCCATCGCCGAGGGGTCTGCAGCTTTCACGACAATCAAGGAGTGGTTCGATGCTCGATAGCCAATCGGCGGCATTTGCCGAACGTGTCTGGGAGGTTGCCGCGCAGCTTGGCAACAACGCCCCGAAAATCGCCGATGACATGATGGAGGATGCTTTCCCGCTGACCTGCAGCCAGGCGCGGCAGGAAGGTGCGCTGCGGATGCTGCGGACCGGCATCATCACCGAGGTGAAGCGGATCCTGCGCACGCAGGACGATGCTGTGGGCCAGGCCGATTTCGCGGATGTGTGCGAGTCCTTCGCGCCACTGGTGAAGGATCTGCGCTCGAAGTCTTACTTTGTTGAGTCCGCCGCGGAATACGTCGCCATCCCGAACCTCATCGCCGAGCCCGAGCTGCTCGATGACGCGCGGCGTTTCATGCGCCGCAAGGGCAAGGAATGCCTCGACGAGGCGGATCGTCTCGATGCGCTTTTCGCGGCCGTGACCAGCAACGACACGGATGCAGCGCCGGCGCGTCAGGAGGTGCTGGCATGACCGGCGGCCTTCCGATCATCAGCGCCGACCAGCGGCTGGCCGAGCCGCGTGGGATCAAGGGCTGCATCTTCGGCAAGTCCGGCATCGGGAAGACGTCGCTCCTCTGGACCCTGAACGCATCGACGACGCTGTTCATGGATCTCGAGGCGGGCGATCTCGCCATCGAGGGCTGGGCGGGCGACAGCATCCGGCCGCGGACATGGACGGAATGCCGGGATTTCGCGGTGTTCATCGGCGGGCCCAACCCGGCGCTGCGTGAAGAGCAGCCCTACAGCCCGGCGCACTACAAGGCGGTCTGCGACCGCTTCGGCGACCCGGCCGCGCTCGACCGCTACGACACGATCTTCGTGGACTCGATCACCGTAGCGGGACGGCTGTGCTTCGGCTGGTGCAAGGGTCAGCCCGAGGCGTTGTCGGAGAAGACCGGCAAGCCGGATGTGCGCGGCGCCTACGGGCTTCATGGCCGCGAGATGATCGGCTGGCTCACCCATCTGCAGCACACGCGGGCGAAGAACGTCTGGTTCGTCGGAATCCTCGACGAGAAGCTCGACGACTTCAACCGCAAGGTGTTCCAGCCGCAGATCGACGGCTCGAAGACCGGGCTCGAGCTGCCGGGGATCGTCGACGAGGTGATCACCATGGCGGAGCTGAAGGCCGATGGCGATCCCTATCGCGCCTTCGTCTGCCGGACGATCAACCCCTGGGGCTTTCCCGCCAAGGACCGGTCGGGTCGTCTGGATCAGGTCGAGGAGCCTCACCTCGGCCGCCTGATGACGAAGATCCGCGCCCCCGTCGCGCCAGCGCCCAAGCGCCTGACCTACACCCCGCCGCCCGCCGATCCGGCGGCTGACGTCCAATCCCAACCGCAATCCTGATCAGAAAAGGAGGTTCCCCATGGGTTCCTGGAACGATTTCAACGACGCGCAGAGCAACACCAACCTGATCCCCAAGGGCACGCTGGCCAAGGTGCGCCTGACGATCCGCCCGGGCGGCTTCGACGATGCCTCGCAGGGCTGGACCGGCGGCTATGCCACGCGCGGCTCGACCGGCGCGGTTTACCTGAACGGCGAGTTCACGGTGACCGAGGGGCAGTACGCCCGGCGCAAGATCTTCACCCTCATCGGACTCTACAGCCCGAAGGGGCCGGACTGGGCGAACATGGGCCGCAGCCTCGTGCGCGGCATGCTGAACTCGGCCCGCGGGATTTCCGACAAGGACATGTCGGCCGAGGCGCAGGCGGCGCGGCGCATCAACGGCTTCGCCGATCTCGACGGGATCGAGTTCATCGCCCGCATCGACATCGGCACCGACGCCAGCGGCGACGACAAGAACGAGATCCGCAGCGCGGTCACGCCCGATCATCGCGATTACGCTCAGGTCATGGGGACGGCTGCGCTGCAGTTCGGCGGACAGGGTGCAGCCGGACTTGCCCCGCAGCAGACCACCTCTGCGGCACCGTCACATCAGCCCAGCCAGCCCGCTTCCGCTCCCGGGTTCGCCGGTCGGCCGAGCTGGGCGCAGTAAGGGGGAGACCGGCCATGCGCCTGCGCCCCCGCCAGAAGACCTTCGTCGAGCGCAGCGTGGCTGCGCTCGCTTCCCGCGGCAACACGTTGGGCGTAGCGCCCACCGGTGCGGGCAAGACCATCATGCTCTCGGCGGTCACCGGCGAGATGATCGGCGATGGCGCCAAGGCCTGCGTGCTGGCCCATCGTGACGAGTTGACGGCGCAGAACCGAGCCAAGTTCCAGCGCGTGGTGCCGGGCGTCGCCACCTCGGTGATCGACGCCACGGAGAAGTCCTGGGGCGGCCAGGTGGCCTTCGCCATGGTGCCGACGCTGGCGCGGTCATCGAACCTCGCCAACATGCCGCGGCTCGATCTGCTGGTCGTGGATGAGGCGCACCATGCGGTGGCCGACAGCTATCGCCGCATCATCGACCGGGTGCGCGAGGCCAATCCCGTCGCCCGGATCTTCGGGGTCACGGCCACCCCGAACCGGGGCGACAGGAAGGGTCTGCGCGAGGTCTTCGACAACGTCGCCGACCAGGTCCGGCTGGGCGAACTGATCGCCTCGGGCCATCTCGTTCCGCCGCGCACCTTCGTCATCGACGTGGGTGTGCAGGACGAGCTCCGCTCGGTCCGCAAGACGATGGCGGATTTCGACATGGCGGAGGTGGCGGGCATCATGGACCGCGCTCCCGTCACCGACGAGGTGATCCGGCACTGGAAAGAGAAGGCAGGCGACCGGCAGACCGTGGTGTTCTGCTCCACCGTCGCGCATGCCGAACACGTCACCGACGCCTTCAGGGCGGCGGGCGTTTCCGCCGCGCTGATCCACGGCGATCTGGCGGCCGAGACCCGCAAGGCGATCCTCGCCGACTACGCGGCGGGCGACATCCGCGTCGTCGTCAACGTGGCGGTGCTGACCGAGGGCTGGGACCATCCGCCCACCTCCTGCGTCGTGCTGCTGCGGCCGAGCTCCTACAAGTCCACAATGATCCAGATGGTCGGGCGCGGCCTGCGCACCGTCGATCCCGAGGAACACCCCGGCATCGTCAAGACCGACTGCGTCGTGCTGGATTTCGGCACGTCGAGCCTGATCCACGGCACGCTCGAGCAGGACGTCGATCTCGACGGCAAGACCGAGGCGGGTGAAGCCCCGACGAAATCCTGCCCCGGCTGCGGCGCCGACATTCCGCTGGCAGCCACCGAATGCCCGCTCTGCGGCGAGGTGTTCCCGCGCGAGGATCTGGATGCGGGCGAAGGCGACGGTGCCGCGCCGCTGTCGGGCTTCATGATGACGGAGATCGACCTGCTGAAGCGATCCAGTTTCGCGTGGGTCGACCTCTACGGCACGGATGACGCGCTGATGGCTACGGGCTTCACCGCCTGGGGCGGCATCTTCTGGCTGGACGGGGTCTGGTACGCCATCGGCGGCGCGAAGGGCGAACGCCCCCACCTGTTGGGCGTCGGCGAGCGCACGGTCTGCCTCGCGCAGGCCGACGACTGGCTGAACACCCACGAGACCGACGAAAGCGCCTTCAAGACCCGTTCCTGGCTCCGCCAGCCGCCGACCGAGAAGCAGCTGCAGTACCTGCCGCCCGAGTGCCGCCATGACTTCGGCCTGACGCGCTATCGCGCCTCGGCGCTGATGACATTCGGCTTCAACAAGCAGGCAATCCGCGCGGTTGTCGGCGCGGCGGCCGAGCCCGAGCGGAGGGCGGCGTGAGCCATGTCGCGCAAATCCCATCCCCGCCCGCAGCGGCTGCGGGTCGACCGGGCTCTGATCGCCTCTGGCATCCGCGGCCGGCGCTCTGCGCCGTCTGCACCGCGCGCACCCGCGGCTTCGGCTGGTTCGACCCACACCGGTCGCGCCGTTCGCCGGGAAGACGGTCCCCCGGACCGTTTCCTGATCCGGCTCACCGCACCCGCCGCTGGTTCTGCTCCATGGGCTGCCAGGCGGCCTTCACCCGCAAAGCGAAACGAGGATTGAGCATGATCGACTTCACCGAAGAGGAAACGCAGGCACTGCCCGCCGTGATGCGCGCGCTCGCGCCCGAGATGGAGCGGATCGGTTGGGAGCGCCCGCTGCACCAACTGACCCAGAACGACATGCGCCGGCTGATCGTCGTGACCGTCGAGGCGTTCCGCGCCGAGATGGCCGAGATCGCCGCCGAGGCGGAGATCCCATTCTGATGCTGGATTTCAACCCGCGCCCCTCCATGGCCGAGCGGATCAACACGCTGGTCGACGCCGCGCTTATCGCCGAGCGGGAGGCCACGCCGCCCCGGACCTATCTCGGCGCGTCCCGTCTGGGGCATGCCTGCGAACGCGCGCTGCAGTTCGAGTTCGCAGGCGCGCCCAAGGATGAGGGCGCGGATTTCGGCGGCCAGACCCTGCGGATCTTCGCGATCGGTCATCAGCTCGAGGATCTGGCGATCCGCTGGCTGCGGGCGGCGGGGATCGATCTGGTCACCCAAAAACGCGACGGCGGTCAATTTGGCTTCTCCGTCGCCGGTGGTCGCATCCGGGGCCATGTCGACGGGATCATCGCCGACGCCCCGGCAGCACTCGGTCTGCGCCCCCCGGCTCTATGGGAATGCAAGACCATGAACGCGAAGAACTGGCGGGCCTGCGTCAAGGACGGGATCGCCGTCTCCAAGCCCGTCTATGCCGCCCAAATCGCGATCTATCAGGCCTACATGGAGCCCTCGGTGCCGGGCATTTCCTCAGCCCCGGCACTGTTCACGGCGATCAACAAGGACACGGCCGAACTGCATCACGAGCAGGTCGCCTTCGATGCCGATCTGGCGCAGCGCATGTCCGACCGCGCGGTGCGGATACTCCAGGCCACCGACGCCGGCGAGCTGCTGCCCCGCATCGCAACAAGCCGCGACTTCTTCGAATGCCGTTTCTGCGCCCATGCCGAGCGGTGCTGGGGGTTGGCGGCATGAGCGACGACAAGATCATCCACTTCAATCCCTGGCGGGATTTCAACGACGCGGCGCCGCTGCCCGATCCCTTCGCCGTGGAACCGGACCCCGCGCAGATCGCGCGCTTCGTCGACGTGGTCTTCGGCTATTCCGAGGGACTGATCCCTGTCCGCGGCTTCGTGGACAAGGGTCAGGGCAAGGACGGTCGGCCCCACAACATCTGGATCGACGCGAACGGCGCGGCGCCCGGCAAGCTCGCCACATTCGCCGCCTGGGGCGCGCGCGAGGGCGCGGCGGTCTATGTCATTCCCGGCACGGTGGCGGAGACCGGACAGGCGCGTGCCGCCGATGTCCTGCAGATGCAGAGCGTCGTGGTCGATCTGGACGCGGGCGACATCCCCGCCAAGCTCGATCACCTCGTCCACCACCTCGGGCGACCGACGCTGATCGTCGAGAGCGGCGGGCGCACTGCCGATGGCGCGACCAAGCTCCATGTCTGGTGGAAGCTGACCGAGCCCGCCGAAGGCGACGATCTCGCGCGGCTTTGCCAGTTGCGGGGCGATATCGCACTCAAGGTCGGCGGCGACATGCATTTCCGCTCGGCGCACCAGCCGATCCGCGTGCCCGGCACGGTCTATCACAAGGGCGGACAGGAACGGCTCGTCCTGATCCGTGAAGCCAGCGATCTCGAGTTCGATCTGGCCGACATGCTCGAGCGCGCGGCCGAAATGCCGCCCATGCCAGGAGTCGGCATGGCGACGGCCGAGCCGCGCGAGAAACCCGGCGTGGACGCAACCCTGATCACGCCGGTTCGCGAGGGCGGCCAGGACGCCTGGACGCGGTTCGAAGGCGTCAGCATGGCCATCGGCCACTATGTCCGCATGGCGCATGAGGGGCGGATGAGCCGGGAGGAAGCCTGGCGCGCGATCGGCGAATACAACGCGGCGATGATCCGGCCGAACTGGTCGGAAGACCGTCTCTGGGTCGAATACGAGCGGCTCTGGGCGCTGCACATCGCGAGGAACGGCCCGCCGCTCATTCGGAACGACGGCGCTCCGGCGGCAAGAGAGATCGCCACCTTCACCTTGGGCGCGCTGCTGGACGACGGCACGCCGATGCCCGACGACATCATCGGCCCGCGCGTCCTGACCCCTGGCGGCATGCTGGTGCTCGGCGGCGCGCCCAAGGTCGGCAAGAGCGATCTCGTCATCAGCTGGCTGGTGCACATGGCTGCCGGTGTGCCGTTCCTCGGCTTCACGCCGCCACGGCCGCTGCGCGTGTTCTATCTGCAGGCCGAGATCCAGTACCACTATCTGCGCGAGCGCATGCAGCAGATCGGCCTGCCGCCCGGGGTGATGGCCGCCGCCCGCGAAAACCTTGTCGTCACGCCGAAGCTGAAGCTGCTGCTCGATGAGGGTGGCAGCGCGCTGGTCGCGAAGGCGATCCAGCAGGCGTTCCCGGCCGAGCCCGTCGACATCCTGTGCATCGACCCGATCCGCAACCTGTTTGACGGCGGACCTGACGGCGGTGGCGAGAACGACAACGCCGCGATGATGTTCTTCCTCAAGGACCGGGTCGAGGTGCTGCGCGACCACGTGAACCCCGATTGCGGGATCATCCTGATCCACCACACCAAGAAGCTCAGCAAGCACCAGGTGAAGGAGGATCCATTCCTCGCGCTCTCCGGCGCGAGCGCCCTGCGGGGCTTCTACACCTCCGGCCTGATCCTCCACCGCCCGGACGAGGACGCGTCCGAGCGCAAGCTGGAGATCGAGTTGCGCAACGGTCCCGCGCTGCCCTCGAAGCTGATCGACAAGCGCGACGGCCAATGGGTCGAGATCAACCCGATGAACGAGCGCCTCGTGCGCGCCGAGGTGGGCGCCAAGCATGACGCCGAGCGCATGCGCAAGCACGACGTCATCCTCGGCCTGCTCTACGAGGAGGCGCGGCGCGGCAAGCTCTACACCTTGGCGCAGTTCTCCGAAGCCTTCGAGAATACCGGGGGCCTCGGCGGGCGGACTATCGTCCACGACCGGCTCAGCGTTCTCGCCACCAAGGGCAAGGTCAAGTTCATCCGCGGCCCCGCCGCCACGCGCATCGGCCTGGCCGCGGAGCGGAGCAAGTACGGCTATCTCTGCGTCGAGGGAATGCTGTTCGGCACGGGCGGCGAGACCGTCGATCCCGACACGGGCGAGGTCACGCCGGAGCTGATCCCGGCGCTGCCCAGCCACTACAAATGCTCGCAGACCGGGGCCGTCCTGCCCGTCGAGAACCCCTCCGTCTGGGTCTACCAGGAGGAGGACGAGGCATGACAATTCACGCCCTCCCGTGCCGCGAATTCTGGCTCTGCAGCCCCGGATTCTGGCCAGAATCCGCAGATTCTGCTCCCCGCGCGAATCCTGGATTCTGGCTTTTCCGATTTCATTTCAGTGACTTGGAAGGTGCTTTCCAGAATCCGGAAGGGCCTTTCCGGATTCTGCTCCGGAGTCTGGAAGTTCTGTTTTGGATCAATGCCTTGGAGCAGATTTCAGAATTCGGAAAACGCCCCCCTAAAGGGGTAGGTGACCTCCCCGCCAGGCGCGGGAGGGTCACCACCTACCCCTGGGCAATTTCTCGGGCTGGATGTCCCGCCCGCCACCCCATCGAGCAGCAACCCGGAAAGGAGCCGATCATGGCCCACGTATCTCTGAACCCGACACCCATGAGCGCCCCGTTCCCCGGCGTGCCTGTCGTTCTCGCCCTCGATCTCGGCACCACGACCGGCTGGGCCCTGCAGGCGGCGGACGGTCTGATCACCAGTGGCACCGTGTCCTTCCGGCCCAGCCGCTACGACGGCGGCGGCATGCGCTACCTGCGGTTCCGGGGCTGGCTCGAGCAGCTGGCGCTCGATGCCGGAGCCATCACCGCCATCCATTTCGAGGAGGTCCGCCGCCACGCCGGCACCGACGCGGCGCATGTCTATGGCGGGCTGCTCGCCACGTTGACGTCATGGGCGGAGACCGCGGGCGTCGCCTATCAGGGCGTCCCGGTCGGCACCATCAAGCGCCACGCCACCGGCAAGGGCAACGCGAACAAGGACGCCATGATGGCCGCCGCCCGGTCGCGCGGCTTCTCGCCCGCCGACGACAACGAGGCCGACGCCATCGCGATCCTGCTCTGGGCGCTGGAGACCCGGGGAGGTGTGCAATGAGCGGCATGCGGTTCACGCCCAAGGGCTATGGCGGGCGCCGCCGCAACCCCGACGAGGTCAAGCGCGACGGCTGGAAGGAACAGGGCCTGCTGGCCGTCGCCATCGACGACGACCGCCTGACCTGGCCCGAGCGAGAACTGGTCCGGCAGCTCGGCGAGCGGCTCTACGGCAAGCGGGAACGGGAGGCGCGTCATGGGTGAGTGGACCACAGCGCAGGTGCAGGATCGGCTTGAACTTGCGGCCGACGTGATGCGGCAGATGCCGGGCGTGATGCCGCAGGGCTTCTTCAACGCCTGGCCCGAATACTTCCACAGCTTCACCGACAAGGTCGGTCAGGAGCCGCAGATGCGGCGACCGAGGCCCAGCCCGCGACAGATCACGCAGGCCGAGGAAGCGATGCTCTGGCTGCGTTGGCTCGAGCCCGAGGATGGCCGCCTGGTCTGGGCCCGCGCCGACGGAATGGCGTGGAAGCCGATCTGCTGGCAGTTCGGTCTGTCGCGCACGGCCGCGACCAAGCGCTGGCAGTACGGCCTTGCCGTGATCACCTGGCGGCTGAACGGTCGCGTGCCGTCGCCCCGTCGGTCGCAGCAGTTCGTCATCGAAAACGCCAATCGCCTGTCAAGAAAAATCGTCCTCTGAGGAAATTTTCGGGTGTACATCGCGGGGCCTTACACATTTCGACGAGGCCGTTAGAAAACCAATATGCTCGGGAGAGGAGCGCGCAGGCAAAGGCCGCGCCGCTGGCTTCCGGGGTCCAGCGAAGGGTCCAGCCGGGGTCCAATGGGCTAACCCATTGAGTTCTTGGTTCCTTCCTGGCGACATTCGTATGCTGGCGGGCGAAGCGCGCAATATCGCCAGCGACAGGGTCGGTTTTTTGGGAAGCCACCCCAGCGGGCATCCACCCGCGTCCTGCTGAAAACCACAACAAAACAAACTCTTGGAACCTGACACGTCCGGTGGCCGCTGGACCCTTAGCGGAGTCCAGGCTGGCTGCCGGTGCCCGGAGTCCAGGGTTCCACCGAATTGAGGCGAACCGACCAGCATGACCCTGAGCTTTGCACCGGATGCGATCGAGATGTGGCCGCTAGCCAAGCTCCAGCCCTACGCGAAGAACGCGAAGCTGCACGGTTCGGATCAGGTCGCGAAGATCGCCGCCAGCATGGCGGAGTTCGGCTGGACGGTTCCGTGCCTGGTCGCCGACGATGGCGAGTTGATCGCGGGACATGGCCGTGTGCTGGCCGCCACGCAGCTGGGGCTGACCGAGGCCCCAGTGATTGTGCTGGGACACCTGACCGAGGCGCAGCGTCGGGCGTACCGTATCGCGGACAACAAGCTGGCAGAAAGCCCATGGGACGAAGCGCTGCTGTCGGCCGAGCTGAACGATCTGCTGGCCGAGGACTACGACCTGTCGCTCATCGGGTTTGATGACGCTGAGCTTGAGGCCCTGTTGGCCGGTGAGGTCGACCCCGAAACCGCCTCCCGCGAGGGCGAGGACGATGTTCCAGAGGCCCCCGAGACCCCGATCAGTCGTCCCGGCGATCTCTGGGTGCTGGGCAAGCATCGGCTGCTCTGCGGGAACGCGACGGTGGCCACGGACGTCAAGCGTCTACTCGGCGATGTGACACCGCTGCTGATGGTCACTGATCCGCCCTATGGCGTCGAATACGATCCGGGCTGGCGCAACAAGGCGGGAGCTGCCGCGACCAAGCGCACCGGCAAGGTGCTGAATGATGACCGCGCGGATTGGCGCGAGGCCTGGGCGCTGTTCCCGGGTGACGTCGCTTATGTCTGGCACGGCGCGCTGCATGCGACGACGGTTGCGGAGAGCCTCGAAGCGTCTAGCTTCAACATCCGGTCCCAGATCATTTGGGCCAAGGATCGCCTCGTGCTGAGCCGCGGCGATTATCACTGGCAGCACGAACCCTGCCTCTACGCTGTGAAAAAAACCGGCAAGGGCCATTGGGCGGGCGACCGCAAGCAGACGACGCTCTGGCAAATCGCCAACAAAGATCAGGATGCGGAAACCGTGCACGGGACCCAGAAGCCCGTCGAATGCATGCGTCGGCCAATTCTGAACAATTCCAGCCCCGGTCAGGCGGTCTACGAGCCCTTCATGGGATCCGGCACCACCCTGATCGCGGCCGAAACCACGGGACGAGTTTGCCTCGGGATCGAACTGAACCCGGCCTATGTCGATGTCGCCATCCAGCGATGGCAGCAGTTCACCGGTCAAGCGGCCGTGCTGGACGGGACTGGCCAGACCTTCGCCGATCTGACGGCCAACCCACGCTGAGGCGATGCATGACCTGGCTTTACATCCCTCCGGGGGCGCTTCCGGAGACGGAGACCTGTTCGGTCTCTCGCTCTGTTCCGGCGCAGGCGGGCTCGACCTCGGGCTCACCATCGCCATGCCCGGATATCGAACTGTGGGCCATGTCGAACGGGAAACCTACGCCGCGGCCATTCTCGTGGCACGGATGGAAGAGGCGGCCCTGGATCCAGCGCCTGTCTGGGACGATGTTGCCAGCTTCGACGGCCGCCCGTGGCGCGGCGCGGTGGACATCGTCACTGCGGGCTATCCGTGCCAGCCGTTCTCTGTCGCGGGCAAACGCCGGGGCGCGGACGATCCGCGCCACCTTTGGCCGCACGTCGCCCGGATCGTCGGGGAGGTCGAGCCGCCCTTCGTCTTCCTCGAGAATGTCGCCCATCATCTCCGCCTCGGCTTCCCCGAAGTCGCCGCAGGACTGGTCGGCATGGGCTACCGCCTTGCGGCGGGCCTCTTCACGGCGGCGGAAGTCGGCGCGCCCCACAAGCGCGAGCGGCTCTTCATCCTCGCGCACCGAGAGGACTGCGAACTGGCCGACCCCGCGCGCCTGCTCCGGGACCCGGTCCAGTGGCGGGAACCGGACCGAGATGCTCCGGCTCTGGCCGACGCCCCGCGCCAGCGCCAACGAGAACCGGCAGACGAAACCGACGCCCTCACAGGAAGCGGGCAAGCACGGGATGAACCTGGCGACCTCGGCCGCGATGTGGCCGACGCCGCAAACCGACAGTTTTCGCAGCCGGGGCGGCGCCCGGAGACACGAGAAGGGTCTCGATGGCATGGCGCGGGACTGGCCAACGCCGATGGCAACCGACGGCAACAAGCCGAGCGCGGGCAATCGCAAGTCCGCCGACCTGACCCTTGCCAGCCAGATGTGGATGACGCCGACGGCCCGGGATCACAAGGACGGCGCGACCACATTGGCGAACACCCCGGTGAACGGCTTGCTTGGCCGCCAGGTCCTGGTGACGCCGACGGCTGGGAGCGATACCTCCGAGCCGCGCCGGACGCTGAACCCAGCATTCGTCGAGGCTCTGATGGGCTGGCCCACCGGGTGGACCGCCTTCGGCTCTGCGGCAACGGCGTGGTCCCATTGGTTGCCGCGCATGCGCTCCGAACTCTCGCAGCTCAACTGCTGGCCGATGGATGATGGCACGCCCGCATGAAACAGTCGCGCACCATGTCGCTGGTCGAGGCCATCGCCAACGTGATCGTCGGCTACGGCGTCGCGGTTCTGACGCAGATCCTGATCTTTCCGATCTTCGGGCTGCACACGACGCTGGCGCAGAACCTGAAGATGGGCGCGGTGTTCACTGTGGTGAGCATCGCCCGGTCCTTCGCCCTGCGGCGAGTATTCGAGGCGATCCGAGTGCGAAGCGTCAAATGATAAACCGCCGCCCCAGTGGGACGGCGGCCAGCAAGGTGCTGGTGTCCGCTGCGTCAGGCGGCTGGCAGCTTGTAATATGCGGAGCGCATGGTTATGCGGAGTTGGTCGTAAAATGCCAATTTGGCCAATGGGTTGAGCTGGCGGCGCTC